ACTCCTATAGTGTTCTTTAGCGCCCGCTCACCCGCTTTCGCGGGGAGACTGGGTGTATGTTTATTGTTCCCATACCTGGGATCATTAAGCTTTCAAGTCAGAGAAATCGTTTAAGATCTCCAACTGGCTCGAGAGCTCCAGTATTTTGGCTTGCGCATCGACCAAATCCTTTTCCGCCGGGCTCATAGAGAGAGCGGGGAAAGGGTAGGGAGCGTAATTAAAGCTGGTGGTATCTGTGTAGGTGTTCAACCGTAGAAAGGTAAACGCCATATCATAATGAGTAGCCGTCGTCGTACTGAAGATCGGCAATGTCACAAGTCCATCAGCGCCAGTAATTTCCACAACGCGGCAAGCACGTGCGTGCGTTTGGCTGGAATCGATATAATCCGCGAGGTTGGAACTCGTAGGGGTAGTTAGCCTCCTAGGGAACCATCCATCAGCGGGGTTAGTCGCTCCTGTTGAAGAGACCCAGCCAGCACTAAGACCAAGGGTTCCGACTCCGGAATCAACGCATGCGTTAGCAGCGAGTAGATACAAGGCCGGTCCCGTTAGTTTAACGGTGGTTGCGTTGGCAAACACAACTGAACCATTACTCATGTAAGGGTCCTCGGCGTACTTTGCAGGATTGAAAGAATCGCCGGACGGAATCTCCACGCAGCCGCACCGGAATAAGCTCGTAGCGCCCGTCTTGTGACGGGGCTTAAAGAGCTTGACTCGGTAAGAGACCCACAGCTCACCAATTGTAACATTGGAAGCTTGCAGGCCGTCGGTAGCCACGTAAAAGTTCGCCATATCGTGGAATCGTTTGTCCCGCACGTTGGTGCCAGAGGCATCTCTGGTGAACAACATGGGAAGGACATTCTGTTTGGGGTCGCACTCTATTGGGTGGATCAAGTTTTCGGTCGTCCTAGCTGAAACGGAGAATTCATATTGCTCCATTTCGCGGCGACTAGCAAAAGGCGGCGCCTCAACGTCATAGACGGTGGCCATCGCGATTGCCCCGAGAGCGGTGTTGGTGGATCCAACTGCCGTCCCGGACAAAGACTTGAATTCGAAAATTAGTCCACTAATTTCGTACGACTCATACTGTTGGGCTATGTTCGACAACCACGGAAACGTGGCTTCGTTGGACGGGTTAATGGTATATTCTTGGATATCGAACGTACCAGCCGTACCTGAAACCACGTCGCCGAGGTATTCACGATGAGTGACTGTAGTAAACTCCTTGCCGGAGTTAAACCGCGGGACAGACCCCGTTAGGAGCGTGTTGCGGTTAATCTTATAATCACCCATGCCGGTTATTTTGCCCAACCAATCACCGGCTCGTTTGCCCAGTAGGGCCCCGGGGCCTCCGCCGAAATACATTCCAGCGGAGCCGCCGAGGGCTCCTAGCAGGCCAGGAGCGTACCCTTTCCGCTTAGGCGCGTGTTTGCGCTTAGGCTGGGAGGGTTTTCTTGCTCTTCGTCGTCGTGGCATAACTTCACAGTTTTGCCGGGTTTGTCGGGAATGACCCCGAGCTTGCCAATCGCCGCAACATAGGCGCGCACACCAGGCCCAAGGCCTGGAACGTGTCGCACGTAGTGCTCGAATTGAAGCAAATGCTCCTCTGGGACGATATCCAGAGAAAGCAAGCGGTATAGTGCTTTGCCGTAGTTGTTAGGTACGACCCCACCAGTAGAATACTGGTGGGAGCAGAAATCTATTTCCGCTCTCGGTGTCACAGCGTAAAAGCGCAGGTTGTGCCCTAGGCGTTTGTACTTGGCGACCGCGTCGTCGACAGGGTCTTCGACACAGTCGTCGCCATTCGCCAAAGCCCAACGCGCTCCAATTAGGAACGCGATCAACACCCTGATGCGGGAGTTGGTTGAGCTCGTGTTGTTAGAACCCGATAGCTGAATACCGGGTAAAACAGGCATGTACATGCGTCCATCAGACAGCATGAGCACAGCTCCGACGAGGGCTTCACACCGGGCCATTACAGCCCGGGAGTACCAGCTCGTAGGAGATGCACCTGCTTGGAGGCATCGGAATCGTGCGTCCCAGCGCAATTCCCACGCTCGAACGCTCCAATCGAAACCTCGAACGTCTCCACTGGCATTTAGCTCGCCAGGGAGGACGCTTCGCATATTACGCATATTCACGTAGTCATAGTCCTCGTTACCCATGCCAGGGCGGGAGTAGCACATGGCATGGCTCTTTATCTCTGCTTTGTTTTGTGAATTGAAAAGCATCTTTTCTATTATAACATCAACGAGTGAAACGTTCATGATCAATCTCCACGTCTTCGTCTCGCGTTTGCGAGCCGGGTGGGGTTCGTTCTTAATGAACAATCTCACAGGGTCTGCCGTGACCACTCCATTGATAAGCCCCAACATCCGCTCTTTGACCATGTCGTAGAGTAGCGTGGGGTTTTGGGTTAAAACGTCTTGGTTAGTTTTATAACCTTCAACGTACAACGGGTAGCCGGGGCTCGCCGTTGGGTTTGTCAATTTTGTGGCATAAGCAAAGCGGCTCTGGAACCAGGTCAGCCCTTCGGAAGAGAGCTTTAACTTGGGACCGGAGGCCGTGCAGGGGTTGGATAGAGACTTAGGTCCTTCTTTCCAAGTGCAGCAAGCAACTTGGCAAGGAGGGCCTGTTCCATCTCGTTCAAAGTAGGAATCTTTGGGCCCGCATCCTGGGGAGGATTTGGGGTAGTGGTTCCTGAGGTGGGTTTCGACGCTTTCGAATCTTTCGATTTCGGCAGCGGTCCACGCCTCGGGGCCTGGTGCTTCTTCTCGTCTGTCCGCTTGGGCGGAGATGGAGTCGAGCTGGGCTTGAACGGTGCGGGGGGGAAAGCAGAAGGCGTCGGGTCCGACGAAAGGGTTGTCTTTCGGCGGCGATTTCTTCTTTGCTTCCGACGCAGGGAACTGGACTTCGCTGACCCGTCCGACGTAGACGAGGCCTTTTGGGCTTTCGCCTTCTTTTCCGTCGAGGGCGTCGGTGGTGAGGGAACAGCGAGCGAGCGCTGATGCGATTTCTTCCCGGGGGGGGTTGGTCGCACAGGCGCTCTGGCCGGGGGTTTGACTACTGGTGCACACCCGGCGGGTGCACCCGTCTGAAAATCCTTTCCGGGACTAACAACGTCTTGACTCGAGGCGCTCGGGGGACTGGTCTGCGGCAGGTGCTCTTTGGGAGCAGCAACTTCATCGCGGGGGTCCTTCACATCGGGCGGTATCTCCGTGACGAGTGCCTGGAGCATCGAAGCCAACTCATGGAGTACGGCTCGGTCCTGGCGCTCTCGCGTCACAGCTTGGTCATGCCGCTGGGCTAGAGCGGTCATGCCCTTGTTCAGGGCTTCTGTACAAGCACAGAGTTTGGTCAAACCCTGGTCAATAACGTTCATGCTACCCTCCACATATTTCTCCAACTTCGCCTCGCTGTCCTCCATGCGCGCTTTTAAGACGTCACAGTATGACGACAAAGCGGCAAGGGGAGGATGGAACGGCGTAGTCGTTTCATTATTTGGTGAAAGGCCAACGGGGCCATTAGACGGCACGATTTCAACAGGCGAGGCATCAACTGATAGGTCGGCTACTCGCTTGAGGGCGGGCTGAACCTCGTCCGGTGGGCTATTCGACGCGCTGTTTCCAGGGTCAGGCCTAGCCACCTCATCGGCAGTTCGCTCGCGGGTTTCGTTCCTGCGGAGGTCGCCCTCTTCAGGGGCTCCGTAGGGATCATACTCTCCGAGGTCGAATTCATCACCAGGGTCGTATGCCTGGTAATATTCGTCATCATCGGAATAAAGTAGGTCGTCTAAGGTTTCGTCTGCTAGTTCACGGACTCTCATGATGGCCTCGGAATACTTGTCTACAACATACTCGTAGCCCTCAAAACTAACCGTGAATACTCGGTTGTCGGGGGCGCCGGTGGATAGCCCCCTCTCGAGGGCATTGTTCCAATTCTCCACACGTCGGTCTGCGGCATCATCTTCCGGAGTCCGAAAGCGACCGTAGAACGCTTCCAAATCCTCATCAAATGGCTCGGGCGCTCCATACCGCTGGGGGCGGGTAGGGGTTTCATCCATAGGGGGATCGTGTTTCTTAAGGTCAGCTTCCAGTGTTTTATCTCCGACAGAGAGCATCGACTGAACGACTGTGAAGTAGTTGCGCTGGCGACCTCGGTCGCCAGTTGTATGTATTCCTTGAACAGCCTTAGTTCGAAGACTGATCAAGGGGCTTCCACTAGCCCCACCCAAACAAGGGGTGGAAGCCGTGTGGAAAGCGCGAGAATTGGTAATTAATTTGCCAGTAACGCCGGTGGATTGGGACCAGGAGACCGCCATTGAATGGGGGTCTGGAACTGGGCTAAACACCGCAACGCGGGTAGCGGCGCCAGGGTGGGCGTCAAGCTTGAGGGTTTTAACCCCCCACATTGCTCCATCGACTACTGATAATTCCATCATCACAAAGTCTGCATGCCTGGCCTTTGAGGAGGCCAGGATCCGGTTGGAAATCAGAGGAAAATCCTTGAAGGTTCCATTTAGGTTGGCACGGACATAAAGCGTAGGCTTTTCACGTCCTCGACTAAGAGTAGTCAGAACGTGGTAGGCCGTCAGCATGCAGCGGGTCTTGTTACCACCTATTGTGGTGGTAACGATAGATCCAACTCCATACGCCTGTCCAAAGAGACTCTCGCCAGGAGAAGCGTGAAGTACGAATAGGCCTCTAGGCCAGTAGGTCCTTGCACACTTACGAACGTTGCTTCCCGAGATTGCAATCTCGTCGGCAACGCCCCCAAGGGCGATTGAGGGTGCGGGGTTAACAAGCTGGTCGACTTTTAACGCAGTAACATCGCGCGTGTTTGAAATAACGCGATATAGGTTGCCGTCTAGAACGACCTCGAGGTAGGGCCTGTTGTTATCGTAGACGAGCTTTCCAGTCACCACCCTAGCGCAGCTAGCGGAAGGGGGGGAGGAAAGCACGACATAGTTACGATGCACCTTGGAAATAGTCCGTGTCAAATGATGAGGCCAATACTGTGCCACGATAAAAGCACCAACAAGAAATGTGAGCAGTTCAACGACAGCCCACCACGCTAAATAAACGTGGCAGTCTTCTGTGTCAAGGGATAAAGCCTCAACTTGAAGCGTCGGCAGCTCGAACATTGTTATGTGGTTTTGCATGGTGGACCCCGACTGGGGGACACCACTACCGCGACATTCTACATATCCGGCGAACACCTGGACTCCCATATACAGGTATGCAAAGAGCACACCCGCCCAAATAAACATCAGGAGGATGGAGAGCAGGCTTGCGCAGCAATGCCCGAAAACCCTTCGGATTTTAGTCGTAGGGTTAAAGGACCAGCACAAAAGGTTCACGCGGTCAGGGACTAGGGTGATCACCAAGGCTTGAATAAACCTCGACAACCGCCATCGTCCAGCCAATACGGCATCTCTCTTGCCGTCTACTCCACTGAGGCCGTC